TATACAGGAGAGTTTGGGTTAGCAATATGATCATTTAATCAGTTCAATTGCAATTGGTTAAATTAGCTCCACGAATTCCTCGCCTCGTGTCGCTCTGAAAAACTCCTAGCCTGACTCCCTCTTAGCGGCGTCAGTGGTTTTCTATATCTCCAACGGAGTCCCCCATGTTCGTCTTCGGCTCCGGCGTGCTGATCGGCACGCCGGCCGGCGGTTCGCCGATCAATTTCGGCCTCGCGCAGGAAGTCACCCTCAATGTCTCCGCCACCAACAAGGCGCTCTACGGGCAGTACAACTTCCCCGTCGCCATCGGCTCCGGCACGCGCAAGATGACCGGCAAGGCCAAGATGGCGCGCGTGTCCGGTCAGGCGCTCGGCTCGCTCTTCTTCGGCGTCACGCCGAGCGCCGGCACGACCGTCACCCAGTTCGGCGAGGCGGCGACGGTTCCCGCAAGCTCGCCCTATACCTACACGACGGTCAACCATACGACCTTCGTCGCCGACCAGGGCGTCGTCTACGCCAGCTCGTCGCTGCCGCTGAAGCAAGTCGCCTCGAACCCGGCGCAAGGGCAATATTCGGTCGCGAGCGGCGTCTACACCTTCTCCTCCGCCGACGCCGGCGCGCAGGTGTTGATCTCCTACACCTACACGCTCGCGACCGGCGGCGAGAGCATTGCGGTCAACTCGCAGCTGATCGGCCCGACGATCGCCTTCTCGGCGAACCTGTTCGCCTCCGATCCGGGCACGGGCAAGCAATTCTCGGTGCTCCTCTACAATTGCGTCGCCGAGAAGCTCTCGTTCGGCACCAAGCTGGAGGACTTCGTGATTCCCGAGCTCGACTTCCAATGCTTCGCCAATGCGGCGGGCCAAGTGTGCCAGTTCAACTTCGGAGACGCGGCTTGAGCGAGGAGACTTTCGCGGTCGCGCTCGGCGGCCGGCGCTGGCGCCTGCCGCATCTGCCGTTCCGCGCCATCAAGGCCATCCAGCCCGCCCTATTCGACGTCTATCTCGCCGCCGGCGGCGCTTCGTTTGCGAGCGAAGGCGTCGCGCGCCTCGGCGAAGCCGAGCTCGACAAGCTCGCCGAGGCGACCTGGCGCGCGATCGCGCATGTCGAACCGGCCCTCACCTATGCGGAGTTCCTCGAGCTCCCCTTCTCGGTCGGCGAACTGATCCAGGCCTTCCCGGCGGTCGCGAAAGCGGCGGGACTGCGGCCTGCGGACCCTGCGACGCGGGAGGCGTCGCATTCCCCGGGAAAATCGATTTCGACGCGCTGATCGCAGCCGTGGTCGCCAATACCGGTTGGACTTGGGACCAGGCGCTCGATCAGCTCACCGCGCCGCGCTTCCTCGCGCTCGCGGCCGAATGGCGGCGCAATCCGCCAGGCCACTGGCTCGTCGCGGCCGCGCTCGGATATCGTCCGCCCGGCTCGGCGCCGCCGTCGAGGCAAGCCACGATTGCGGAGCTCAGGGCCGCGTTCCCCGACGGCAAGCTCGGATGAAGACCTAGAATATGACCGACGCCAACGTCTCCGTCAGCTTCAGCGCTGAGGTCGCAGACTTCGTCGCCGGGATCGGCGAAGCAAAGCAGGCGCTGGAGGGCTTCTCGGCGCCCTTCGGCGAGATCAATCGCCAACTCGCGTCACTCAAGGACGCTTCGTCCGAGGCCTTCGGCGGGGAGCGCCTTCAGCCTTATCGCGACGCGCTCGCATCATTGGGTTCGCTCGAGCAAGCGGTTGCCGAGGACCGCGTCCGCGCCGCGGCGGCGGCGCGTTCGGGCGATACGGAGGCCGCGGCCGACGCGACCAAGGCAGCCGAGCTCGCCGTCTCCGAGGAGCTCAGGCTCCTCGCGGACGCATTGCGGCAGAAGCTTTCTCTCTACGCCGAAGAGGCGCGCTTACACGAGATCACCCAAACGCAGAAGCTTGCGCTCTCGCGCGCGGCGCTGGACCAGGAGTGGGCGCTCGAAGTCGCCGCGCTCACGCAGCGGGAGGCGCTCGGTGACCAATCGCTCGCCGCCAGGCAACGTCATGACGACATGATGATCGAGGCGACGCGCCGCCGCGAGGACGAGATGGCGTCGCTCACGCGGTCGGCGCTGGAAGCTCAGGAGCACTACTATCAGTCCTTCGCCAACTCGATCGAGCAGGCCTTCAATTCGCAGCTTCGCGGGCTCGTTTCCGGCACGGAGACCTGGCGCGCCGCCTTCCGGAACACGCTCGCCGACCTCCTGATCAAGTTCATCGAATGGACGGAGCAGACCGTCGCCCATTCCCTCATCGCCGAGGCCATGAAGAGCGCCGCGACGACGGAGAGTGTCGCGGCCAGGACAAGCGCCGAGGAGGCCGGCGCGGCGGCCTCGACGAGCGCGCAAGGGACGGCAATGATCCGCTCGATCCTGTCCTCCGCGGCGGAGACCTTCGCCGGCGTGTTCGGCTTCCTTTCGCCGCTGATGGGACCGCTTGCCGCGGGCCCCGCCGCTGCCGCGCAGGCGACGGTCGCCGGAATGGCGGGCTCGGTCGCCTCCGCGGACATCGGCATGTGGCAGGTGCCGAGCGACATGGTGTCGATCGTGCACCACAACGAGCTCATCATGCCCGCTGCGGAAGCGGGCGCGTTCCGCGCGATGCTCGCATCTGCCGCCACCGGCGCCCCGTCGGGCGCCGCTTCGGTCGCCATCCATCCGACCACCAATTTCCACGTCTCCGCGATCGATGGCGCGTCGGTGTCGCAATGGGTGCGCGACAATTCGCACTTGATGATGCGCGCGATCGACGAGGCGGTGCGCCACGGCGCTGCCCTGGGGCTGAAGCGCCTCGCCGTGAGGTAAGGGCGTGGTTCACGCGATCGGCGTCCATCTCCTGCCCTCCACCGGCGAGTGGGCTTACGACACGATCCCCTTCAGCGCGGCGCAGTGGGACTTCTTCACCGCGACGGTCGAGAATCCCCTTCCGACCAACACCTTCAACGCGCCGGGAGGATTGAAGACCGACCTCGACTATGCGCTCGACCAGCTGCAGGCGCAGCATCCGGAATGCACGACCGTCAGCGTCGTCATCTCATGGTTCTTCAATTCCGAGGACGCCTCGGCCTGCCAAGTCTATCCCTCGACGATCTACCTCAAAGGGGCGGTGTGGGAGATCAGCGGCGGCGTCCCGGTCTCCTCGCACTGGATGTGCTCGGGGCTGACCGAGCAGAGCTTCCCCGGCATCATCCCGATGCCGACGACCGGCGCGGACTCGGCTGCGATCCTCGAATATTTTCTCGGCGCGATCCCGGACCCGAGCGCCCAGCTCGGCAGCTACGTCTACGGCGGCACGCCGAGCGACCCGGCGATCGTGCGCTGCATCCGCGACTTGAAGGCGCGCGGCTTCCGCGTCGTCTTCTACCCGTTCCTGCTCTCGACCGCCGCCGGCTATCCCTGGCGCGGGCGGATCACTTACGCCAACGACGTCTCGGCGGCGGCGACCGCGGCCGTCAACGCCTTCCTCGGCTCGGCCTCGACGTCGCAGTTCGTCCGCGACACGACGAACCTGACGGTCAATTACACCGGCTACCTCTTCGATTGGACGTATCGCAGGATGATCCTGCACTACGCCAACCTGATGATCGTCGCCGGCGGCGTCGATCTCTTCGTGATCGGCTCCGAGCTGCGCGGCCTCGAAACGATCCGCGGCCCCGGCTGGACCAAGGCGGGAACGACCGACGGCAGCGGCTATGCGGTGTGGGACTATCCCTTCGTCGCCGGCCTGATCCAATTGGCCGACGACGTGCGCGCCACCTTCGACGCCGCCGGCATGACGAAGGACCTGACGCACTCTAAGAACCTGATCGTCTACTCGGCCGACTGGTCGAGCTGGATGGGCTGGCAGCATCCGGGCGCAAACGGCCAGTGGCCGCATCTCGACAGCTTATGGGCGCACGCCAACATCGACTTCGTCTCCTTCGACAATTACCTGCCGCTGACCGACTGGACGACCGGCGGCGGCGGCTTGGATGTCCTCAACTGGAGCGCGCCGCCGTGGAGCGGCCCGTGGCCGCCGCCGAGCACGAATCTGAACGGTCTCGGGCTTTCCGGCGTCCCGTCGATCTATTCGACCGCCTACCTCAAGAGCCAGATCGAAGGCGGGCAATATTTCGACTGGTTCTACTATTCGGGCGGCGCTGGCGCGCATGGCGGCTTCGGCCTCGACCCGCTCGGCTCCGGCCTGCAGGTGACTGTGCCGACCGGCGACCGGGCGGCGCAGGCGCGCAACCCCTACTACGAGAACCAGCAGATCCTCGCGCCGAAGCAATTGCGCTGGTGGTGGAACAATCCGCACCAGGCGGTCTACGACAACGGCGACGGCCACGGCTGGACGCCGCACGGCCCGCAGACGGAATGGACGCCGCAATCGAAGTCGATCCTCAACCTCGAATACGGCTTCTCGGCCGTCGACAAGGCGACCAACCAGCCGAACGTCTTCTTCGACGCCAAATCGACCGAGAGTTCGACGCCCTACTGGTCGATCTGGGACTCGGCCTACGGGCAGACCTGGCTCCCGCGGCGCGATGACACCATCGCCGCGCTCGCGCTCGAGGCGGTTTACGAATATTGGAACACCGACGGCCACAATGCGACCTCGGGCGCGGGCCTGCCCATGCTGCTGTGGACCTTCTCCTGCGTCTGGAACTGGGATGCGCGGCCGTTCCCAACCTTTCCGATCGAGAACCAGACTTGGGGCGACACGGGCAATTGGCAGCAGGGCGACTGGTCGAACGGGCTCCGCGTCTCGCTCGTCCCGCCACAGCCGACCCCGCCGCCGTCGCCGCCGAGCTTTTCGACCTTCCCGACCGTCGCCACGCTCGGCTGGTCGGTCCATGTCAGGCCGCGGTACGCGACCGACGTCGCGGCCAAGGTCTCCGGCCGGGAGGCGCGCCGCTCGGCTCATGCCAACCCCTATTTCGACCTCGAGCTGACCTACGAGGTCTTGCGCGCCGCCGCGCCGAGTCACGAGCTGCAGACGATCGCCGGCTTCTTCGAGCAAATGGGCGGCGCGGCGATGCCGTTCTTCTTCGCCCCGCCGGGCCTATCGACCGTCAGCGGGCAGCGCATCGGGACCGGCGACGGAACGACGACGAGCTTTGCGCTCATGCAAATCGTCGGCGGCGCGACGCTGCCGGTCTATGGAACGAGCGGCGTCTCGGCCGTCTATCTCAACGGCGTGTCGCAGGCCTCCGGCTGGTCGGCCAGCTCGGGCTACGCGCCCGCGATCACATTTTCGACCGCGCCGGCGCTCGGCGTCGCGATCGCGGCGGACTTCGGCGCCTTGTGGCTCTGCCGCTTCACCGAGGACGTCCTGGACCTCGAGGAGTTCATGGCGATTCTGTGGGCCCTTCGGACGCTCAAGCTCAAGACGGTGCGACCCTGACCACCCCGCCCTCCTTTCCAGCGCTCGCCGGCCTCGGCTGGAGCGTCCACAAAAAACCGCTCTTCTCGACCCTCGTGGCCTCGCACGTCTCCGGCCGCGAGGTGCGCGACGCGCTCTACGCCAATCCGATCTGGCAGTTCGAGTGCACCTTCGAAGGACTCGATTCGTCGTCTTCGGCCTATCCCGGCCTGGGCCCGAGGAGCCTGCAGACCCTGATGGGTTTTTTCCTGCAGTGCCAGGGGCAATTCGGGACCTTCCTCTATACGGATCCGACCGACAATTCGGCGACGAACCAGAACTTCGCCACCGGCAACGGGGCGACGACGACCTTCACCTTCGCGCGCTCGCTCGGCGGCTTCCTCGAGCCGGTCGGCTGGGTGACGGGCGTGACGACCGTCTATCTCAACGGCAACAATCAGCCCTCGGGCTGGTCGCTCTCGCCGCCGAACAGCATCGTCTTCACGACGCCGCCAGGCGCCGGCGTGCTGATTGGCGCGACCTTCGCTTACGCCTTCCAGTGCCGGTTCGACGCCGACGACCTCGATTTCGAGGAGCTCATGCAGAACCTGTGGGAAGCCAAGAGCGTCAAGTTCCGCTCGGTGAGAACGTCGTGACCAAGGCGACGAGCGCCGCCGCCACCACCCTGCTCGCGGCGGCGCAGGCCTCGCCCGACGCGCCGATCGCTTTCGCCGAGTGCTTCACCTTCATCTCGACCGTCGGGACCTATTACACCTGGACCAACTTCGACCTGCCGATCGCTTACAACGGCTATACGTTCAACGCGAGCGGCCCGCTGGTCATGGGCCTCAAATACAAGGCCGCCGTCGGGCTCGAGGTCGACAAGCAGCAGATCACCATCGCGGCGGGGCCGACCGACCTCATCAACGGCGCCCCCTTCCTGATCGCGCTGAGAGACGGCGCCTTCGACGGCGCGGCTGTCTATCGCGACCGCGTGTTCATGACGACGGGGTACGCCGGCGACGATTTCCAAGGCGACTTCGGCGGGGATTACGGCTCGATCGTCTATTCCGTCGTCGGCGGCGTGCGCATGTTCCAGGGACGCCTCGCCACGGTGGACAGCGTCGGGCGGACCCAGGCCAGGGTGACCGTCGCGAGCGATCTCGTCGTGCTCGACTACGACATGCCGCGCAACCTCTTTTCCGCGACCTGCCTGCATACGCTCTACGACTCGGGCTGCGGCGTGATCCGCGGCACCTTTTCGGCCAACGGGACGGCGCTGGCAGGCTCGACCGCGACGCAGATCAAAACGTCGGTCGCCTCGGCGATCCACGCGCAAGGCTCAGTCGTCTTTACCTCGGGGGCCAACGCCAACGTGCGCGCCACGGTGCGCAGCGTCGTCCCCGGCTCGGCCTTGAACCTCATATATCCGCTGCCGTTCGTGCCCTCGACCGGCGACTCCTTCACCGTCGCGGCCGGCTGCGATCACACGCAGGGCGTCTGCCAGAACAGGTTCAACAATCTCGCGAACTTCCGTGGCTTTCCCTATGTGCCGCCGCCCCAGATGGCGGTTTGAGGGGTACGCCTGAGTTCGTCAATGGGGGCCGAGCCGATCTCGTGGCGCACGGAGCGGGTTAACGCTGCGTGGGCGTCCCTTTCTCTTTGAGCACGCCGAAAGCTGAGGATGACGGTCACAGAGGCCCCGGTCCCGGATGAGCAGCGCCAGCGCGCCGAGGTCATCGCCGCCGCCCGCTCGTGGATCGGCACGCCATACCATCACGCCGCCGACGTTAAGGGGAGCGATGGCGGCGTCGACTGCGCGATGCTGCTCGTCCGCGTCTATTGCGACTTGGGCCTCGTC